GCGTTGACTGCCCTCCCACACGGCTGTAATATACTTCAAAGCCCTGTCCGCCGCCTGCATTGAAATGAATATCCACAACCAGATCAGGAGCATATTTATTACACATTGCGACTTTACTGTCCATATCCGTATCAATATCCTGAGTACGTGACAGCTTAAAATCAACTCCGTATTTGCTTAAAATTTCAGACAGTGCAAAGGCTGTTTTTAGTGTATACTCTTTTTCGACTATGTACTTAACCGCTCCGCTGTCTGTTCCACCGTGCCCTACTCCTATAAATACTTTTTTACTCATAATTATTACCTCATTTCTTAAATTTAGATATAAAAAATGCACCCTGTAAAATCAGAGTGCATATTGACATATTATGCCGATTATAGTATAATAATGTTTATGGGCATACCTGAAACGGTAGGCGGTTGTTCCCTCCTTACGCCATAAACTTACTTATCGTCCCCACAAGGGCAGGCGAAATAAGCAGGCAAGGAGGTGATAGATAATGGAATCAATCATTATCTTCTTAATCCTTGTGACTCTTAATGAAGTTATCAAGAATATAAAGAAATAAACCGCCCAGTCTTCCAAACATAGCGGTTTATTAATAACCAATATGAGGGAGCGACCGTCTATCGGTATGCCCCTTTTTTATTATTATACATCAATTATGGAAATATGTCAACTGTTTATCTTAAAATTTCAGTTTTTATATCCCATTAGCAACTTTGAACCTACAATTAATGTGGTAGGATCACCTTTTTTTGAAAAGCATTTAGGGTTGTTGTCAATCACCCATTGGACAGATTTCCCTAATGACTTATAATTATTGTTAACAAGTCCCCATACTGTATTTCCTTTTTTTACAGTATGATATACGGCTTTATTATCTCCGCTCGTTACTTGTTTTGTGCTTTTTGAAGTAGTAGCTTTTGTTGTAGTACTGCTTTTGGTCTGCACATTTGCTTTATCAACCCAACCATAAACTTTTCCCCCATCATTTGAAATTAAATGATAGGGGTGCTTATTAGTATTGATAATCGTTACTTTACATGTACTTTTTCCCCTGTTTGCCGCAGGCTGAGAAGCAGTTGATGATACATACACGTTTCCGCCTGTAAAAATGACAACATCACCTGTTTTTACAGATGTCGATTTAGGCGTTGTCGATGTCTTATTAGTATTGTTGTTTGATTTTGTTGAGGTTGATTTATATGACGGTTGGGCAATCCTTACAACTCTAAGAGTCATATCAAAATCGCAGCCACCTGCTATAGTGTTCGGGTGGCTGTGGTTAAATGATTGAATTTGCATATTTACAACACTATTTCGTCCAATGTATTTGACTAACGAGCCGTTTTGCATAAGATTTTCAAGACCTACTACTATTGCATTGGCAGGCATGCTCCCTACTTTTACTATTTTGCCCGTCAGGGAAATTTCCTTTGGCGTTTTTCGTATGGTATCCGTAATGTCCAGTCCCTTTTCTACAGGATGTGTTGTGCTTTCAATACCGGACGTAACATTCTCCTCAGTTACATGGACATAATAATTATTTATTAATGCCATTATTATACCTCCCTTACTGTAGCGTTTTTACTTTCATAGCTTGAAAAAGTTTCCTCCAACGCTTCTGAAATCCATTTTTTCACCTTTCTTGCCATTGTTCTATCATCATTTGTTCCGGATATAGTCAAATTAAATGTCGGAGAATATGTGTGATTTTCAGATGTCGTGCTTCGGCTGTAGTTTGCAGGACTTGCAGAAGGAGCGTATCTGTTATTATCATCGGGAATTGCAGTCTGCCCCATTTTATCGGCTGTCTGTTGAATCTCAGGCAATGTACTCTTCATACCGTTAATCTGCCCCAGTCCGGTATATACACCTGTCTTATACAGCTCTCTGGACGGCGAATGTATATCAAGTGCATTATTCATGGTATTCTTTACAGTCTGGGCGATGGACTGTGCTGTGGATATAAGTCCACCACGTCTGCTTTCCATACCGTTAATCAGACCATTCATTACATTTACACCTGTAGAATACAAATCTAACCCGTCAATGCTTGACTTCACTTGAGACATTGTTGAAACAATGCTGACTGACATAGATTGTACTATTATAACAGCCTGTACGCTCATGGTTTTCAAATTAACAATTACAGTAGTTGACATTAACTTTGATATCAAAACAACTGATTTTTGCATTCCCGAGATGTGCTGACAAGAAACTTTATTCATATTTGAGAAAGCCAAAATAACTGTTTCAGATATATTTTCCGCACTTTCGCCCATGCTGTCCAAGTTAAAACCGCTTGCAGACGTAACCAGTCCCATCATATTGGTTGTTACAGCTGCTGTTACTACAGGCATAATCAATGAAATGCCCTGCAATAATCCTAAGCCGATATTTGTACCGATTTCTGCAAAGACTCGTGATGGGGAATGAACGTCAAGCGCATTTCTTGCAGCCTCAATGATTTGCTGACATGACATGTCGGTCGTATCAACAGCGTTGCCGTTTTCATCTGTCATACCCTGTATTAATCCTGCGAGGATTTCCTTGCCCGTTTCTTGGGTTTCAGGGGGCAAAGTTTCAAACATTCTTAAAATCGTATCCAAATGCTCCTGTGTTTCATTTGACAGCGCAACACCATTATTTTTGGCTTCATTTGCTGTTAAAAGCATGTTATGTAGATACTGTTTCATGTTATCGTCCATTCCTAATAGGAACGTATTTATTTCTCCCGTAAATTGATCTGTATTAAACGCAACTGTTGAATATGTTTCAGATGTTTTGTTATTAACATTATCAAGATAACTATCATAGCCATCTAATTTTGTTTTAATCGTATCAAAATCAATTCCTGATTTAGTCATAAGCTGAGTTGATTTTGTAAGAGCGAGATCATAAACTTCATTATACTTGCTTTGTGCAGTATCTAATTGCGTATTATTCCAATCAAACGCTTCTTTATTCTGCTTGTTATATTCATCAGTAACCTTTTTCAACGCATCAGCTCGTGCTTTTCCTGTAATTTTTTCATTATTTTCAATGGACGTTCGCTCTGCGGTATACCAATTTTCAATGTTAGTCAAACGTGCAGTATATGCATCGGAAATAGCTTGATTGCTTTTCTCAAATGTTTCCTTTGCACTAGCTGTTATATCTGCAACACGCTGTTGATCAGGATTGCCATACCTTAGTTCATTTGCCATATTATTAATTTGTGCCGTTTGTTGACTTGCATATATAGACAGTTTTTCTTCTTCCAATCCCTGAATGTCCTGCATATATTGCTTAATATTCTGTATATCATCATCTCGGGCATTCTTTTGATCTTTTATTGCATTCTTTATAGCCTCTGTAATCAGCGCTTCCTTTTGAGATATCTGTTCATCTATATCACCCAGCGTATTTCCTTTATATGAAATTAATTTATCGTAATCAGGCAAAGTAACTTTAGCATTGTCAAATGCATCACGCATACTATGAATACTTCCGGTAACTTCATCAATATGCTGTTTCAATTGGGCATTGGCTTCATTTCCTTTATCAGCCTTCTTTGAAAATAATGCTATAGCAGTTCCTACTGCACCAATAACAGCAGCTATTGCAAAAATAGGGTGAGATACTAATGCCAGCTTCAACAACTTAAATGCTGCCTGCATTAAGGTAATACCCTTTGCCGCAAGAACAGATTTTACATATAAAATAGCTTGAATTGTGTTATAAACCTTCATAACAGCCGTTACCGCCACAACAGCGACCTTGTATGCAATAAATCCTTTTGCAAGTGCTTCTATTACATCAGCCTTTGCACATGCTTTTATAATTTTAGCTATAAATTTAATCAAATCGGGAAGTTGCTTTAATAATGGTTTTACCGCTTCAAATAGTTCCCTGAATACGTCCAATAAAACAGGTAATGCCGCTGTTGCAAGTTCAATCATTGCTGTCAATACCTCGCCAAACGCTTCGGCTAACGGAGGTAACAAGCCAACTATCGTATTAATAATATCTGAAAACAATCCCTTGTTATTAGATAAAATTTCGGAAAACGTTGAAATCGCATTCTTTATGGAATCAAATACCGTTACTGCAATATTTTTTAAATCTGTCAATGCAGTACCGCCGTTTACACTGTCATTTTTTAAGGCATTAAACAAAATACCAAACGCCGCAGTAACCAATGTCAATGGATTCAAAAGTCCGCTTAACGCTGAAATTATTTTTGTAAATTTACCAGCTGCTACAATTCCTCCCATGGCTGCTGCAATTCCTTTTGCCGCACCTATAAAAGTTTCTTTGTGAGAAACAACAAAGTTAATGGCTTCAATGAGTTTATCTAATAACGGTGATGTGCCCTTAAGCTTATTTAATCCGCTCATACCGTCCTTTAATGAAGCTATAGCTTTAATAGCAAATTCAGCACCCTGTTCTATTTTATTGAAAAGCGGTACGCAAATCTTTTCGGCAAAGTTATTAATAACTTCACCCATGGCGGTAACATCTTCTTTGTTAGACTTTCTGAAATCTCTGAATTTCTGTATTGCGGGCTGCAAACCACTGGCGATTCCCTCACCAAGCGGTAAAAATATACTGTTTGTAGCAAATGATTTTAAGCTTGTCAGCATATTACCGAGATTGTTTGACAGTTTCTCCATCGTACCGTCATAACGGCTGAATATTTTTTCAACCTCAGTCCAAGTTTGAGTTATGTCCTCTCCAGATTCTGCAAGTTTTTCAATCTTTGTTCTATCCTCACCGGAAATAGCACCCATTTCCTGTAATCGTGAAGTCATTTCGCCTACTGTACGACCTGATTTCATGGCGTCATACAATCGCCCAGTCCACAAAGCCACATCTTCAAATTGCTGTCCTGTTCCTGCCGCAACATCACCGATTATTCGTAAGCTGTCTCCTGTGGAAAGCGCATCACCTGTAAACACTTGCAATTGCTTACTAGCCGCAAAGATTTCATCACGGGTAAACGGTGTCATACCTGCAAAATCAGTTAATTCACTTACACGTTCATTCGCCTTTTCTGCACTGCCAAGAAGAACCTCAAATTGTGAAGTAATATTTTGACGGTCAACTACAATGCCCACTGACTGCTGTACGACAGCGCCCGTTGCAACACCTGCAACAAGACTTTTTATGTTGAACAGCTTTGAAGTTATAGAATCTGCGGCACTGCTTATATTACTAGCCACAGATTTAATTTTACTTCCAACATTACTAAACGCAGTTTTAATATTTGAAGCTACTTTTTGCGCACTTGAACCCAAGCTTTTAAATCCGGATAAAACAGAACTTGTACCGGATTTTATACTTGACAAGCCGGATTTTATTTTGTCAAAGGTTATGCTTTTTATAGATTTTTTTATGCTCTGAAACCCGCTTATAGTTTTTTCAAACCCGACTTTTCCGATACTCTTCAAGGCAGTGACAAAGCCTTTTGCGCCTGTTTGACCTCTTGATAATGTCGAGTACATCTCTTTGATATTGCTCGTCAAATTTGACATCTTGGTTTGCGCTAAATTTTTAATTTTGCTTGCTGTTTCAGAAATCTCATTTTTAATACTTGAAAATCCGTTTTTTACAGTACTCAGCGGATGAGCAATTGTACTGCCAAAAGATTTGATATTATCTTTAAGAGCTGTGATTCTTTCGTCAAATCTTTCGATAGATTCAGTAATACCGGAAAACTTCTTGACCGATTCTGTTGCCTGTTCTGAACTCTTTTTTACACCATCAATTCCCGATGTATCAATGCCGGTAGAAAATTCTTCTTTTACGCTTTTAACACCGCTTTCTAAATCTTCTATAGTTTCTTTTGCCTGTTCTGAACTGCTTTTCATATCCGTGATTCCCGATGTATCAATGCCACTAATCAATGATTTTTTTAAATCATCAACTGGCTTTGATAATCCCTGAAAGCCCTTAAATATTTCTTCTTTAAAATTCTCAAGCATTTTTAATGAATCTCTAATTCCGCCGTCATCAATATCAAATTCTACACTTACAACATCTTCTCTGATCACATTTGCCACTGCATCACCTCCCTTACTTCTTTTTCATGGATTTATTTATTGCTTCAATCTGTAAATCCAATGCCATATTAGCCTCGTCTATCTCATCTTGAGTCATTTGATGAAATACTTCATTGTAGGTAAAATGACATATATCACTTAACACCAAACGCCACATATCCCAATGGGATTTTACCTTACTTTTTATCTGTTGTTTCGTTCTTGTCTCGAAACTTGCCCTGCATTACCTGATGACCGAAATTTATAACTTCGTTGAATGTTTCAAGATTATCAAAATCATCAATTGTTAATCCCTTTGGTTCAACGATTACATTTTCCAGTATATATGTATTCAGTTTTTCAAGACTCGTATTTTGTGAATTGGCTATATAACAATTGTCGATCGCTCTGAAGTTTTCTGAAAGACCGTTAAACTGTGCCACATACTTTACACCGTCAACTGTTTTTTCTCTTGTATAAAATTTATTCTTTTCCATAATAAAATTCTCCTAAAATATATACAGACGGCAAACGCCGCCTGTTATGTTATTTATTTTTAATTAATTATTCAACTATGAAATCATACACCTGAAAAACGAATTCCATATCCTCGGCTTCTGCACCTTTTGCAAATTCAGGGAATGTTTTCAGATTTGCTTTTGTACCGCCCATTCTCTCGCCAAGTACCTTATCATTACACCAAATTGGAAACGGATCTGATCTTTTAGCAAGCGACATGAGAAATTTCTTCTGCGGACTGGTAGTCTGAATCGAAATAGTAATAGTACCCAATGAATTATTTTTTACACTTTTAACAACATCCCCCTGCGCTCCTACTGATGTTTCAAAGAGATCTTCGTCTTTCTCACCTGTTACCATATCCTCGCCTAATCCGGTAATATAAACTCCGTCCACTAATATAGTAGTGTTTTTTGCATCATAATTTCCTACAACCATGATTTGACTCCTCCTTTATATTGTTATTTCACCTGTAATTTCTACTGTATGAACAGCCCCGGCCAATGCAAACGAGAATGAACCGTTTACATATTTTCTTGCTTGTCTGTCATCTTCGCTAGTGCTATCACGCATTCCATAAGAAACCGTATAGTCTGCACCTCCGTCCTCAGCCTCGGCAATCATACCGTTATTATACGCAGTCTGCAATACATTCACTGCTACGCTTTCTAACATCGCAATACCATTATTATCATACGGAATTTTTGCAGACGAATTTAAAAGCTTCTGCGTTTGATATGTAAGCTGCTGAATTATATAATCCTCACTATCGATTATATCAATAAATTCACCGCTTGTTACAATACCCTCGCTTGTCACATTGTCCCCTGCCTTGGTAACAAAGGTAATGCCGCCGCTCTTATGAATCTCGTCAATACGTGTATTTGAAACATTCTGCGGCTGAATGCCTTTCAGCACAAGATTCTTATATGTGAATGAGCCTGCTTCACGTCCTGACGTTTCGCCAACAAGAGCAGCTACAGGCATTACATATCCATTTGCGGAATCACAGTAAAATAATACTGTTCTGCTGTAATTTAAGGATTTTGTATCCGCATAATCATCACTTTCTGCCGGAACATTTGCAAAGAACATTTTACTTTCAAGAGTCTCAACCTTTGCTGCAACCGATGCAATAGTATCCGTTGATTCTTCACTGAACAAAACTAACAGATGCCTCCAATCTCTAGATGTATTGGAGCTGTCCGAAAGAAAATCCGAGGCTGTTCCTGTTGTTGAGCATACTGCAATTTTTTCGGGTGCATTTGCCTGCATAAAAATCAATTCAGCAGTTTTATATACATCTGTAGAAGAATTATACCCTGCATCAACCACCTCTGCTAAATCCCTGCATTCTTTATAGGCATTATTCTCCGCTGCTCCCTCTGAAAGAATCAGTGGAATACCAAACCCGATTTTACCCATTGGTTTAGTTAAATCAATTTTAACTTTTACGTCATACGCCATATTTATCTACCTCCTGTTAAATCAACTGTTTCAATGTATCCGCTGTCAGGTCTTTCAACTTCATCATATAAAACAAAAACAACATCAAATCCATTTTTATACTCATAATCAATGGTTATAACGTTGTCTCTATTGGTGATATTTGTAACCTGCTCAACAATAATATTATTTTCGCTTAGATATAACTTACCCGAATGGTCTAACCATTCCCTAGCTCTGCAAGCAAGCGTTACACTTTCATCGTTATTATCCGACTGTGCTGTGATACTCCACGTTTGCTTGACTGCCTTTCTGTCCATACCGTCCTCATATTCACCGTATGTGCCTTTGTTAGCACTGGCAAGAGTTGTAACGGTATACGAAACATAAGGATAAGAGGGTGGGTCTTTATTCTGGTTGTTACGAATTACAGGCACATTCAAATACTTTTTTAATCCTCTACATACTGCATCACGAATATTTTTATAATCTATCATACAGCTATCTCCTTATCAAATGTACTTACATACTTTAGCGTATATTGATATACGCCTGTAAATTCTGCATTCTCCAATTCACTGTCGATTTTATACATTCTGTCTAAATGTATCACCTCTGCACCGTGTAATGCCCTGTCAATAGGTTCTTGCATAATAAGAACTCTGTCCTGATTTGTAAGCTTACCTTCTGCCCTGTAAATCTGATTTTCACTGTGTGCCATTATTGCTCCGTGAAGCGTATGCTCTGTTTTTTCACCTTTTACATACTCGCCGCTGTCATCATAACTGCCCTCGCTTTCGCAAATCACCTTAAAATCGGTACTGTATTGGTCTATCAGACTGCTGAAATCATAATACTGCATTTACTTTGTCCTCCATGAGATTCCATTAATCATATCGCCAGTATCATTAAGAGGGTTAGAACTACCTTTTTGATCCACTGTATATGGATGATTAGGAGGGGTGGACAAACTAGCGGCATATTCTTTAATATGTGTTGCCATTTGTTCTCCAAACCAGTCAATAAGATTATGGTTGCTCATTTCGCCACTTATCACCTGTGATATGACTTTTTCTGTCATATTAAGTATGTCATCAATGCATTCATCATGTCCGCTTCTTAAAAACGAACGCTCCGGAATTTTAATTACTGACGTGCTTTTTTTGAGATGTAACCCCTTGCTATGCAAATACGCCCTCATTTTAGGAGTTACTTTTATATTACACCCATACTCATGTATACCTGCAAGCCATGCGTGATCACCGTTAAAACAGCCAACCTCAACCCTTTTGCCATTCATATTAGATATGTTTTTTAACATGTCCTTAGTAATATCAAGCTTGGTTTTATATTTAACCTTTACTGCCATCTGTTTACTGCTCCCACAAACTTGACATCTGAAATCAAGTCGTCTCCTAAAATCTCATCAAGCAAGTTATTAAACCGTTCGTTTTTATCTTGTGAAAAAGACATGGAAAGGTTTGTTATAGTCTGACTAGCAACACCCTCATGTATGCCCATCAATTCAAGATACTTGGTAACAAACAGCTTTACTCTTGCGGGTATTTTATTTAAATCATCATCGCTGTTTTTATCAAATCTGATTGATGTTTTGGCTAAAACCAAATCTAAAGCCGTTTCAATGATAATTAAAGTTTTATCATTTATTTGTATTCCGAGATTTAGACTTTCCGCTTGTTCCTTCGTCATTTTCAGTCACTTCCTCTGTGGTTTTTGCGATTGTTTCAGACTCCTCCGGTATTTTCTCATTGGGCTGATACCACTTACCGTTAACTTTTACAGAATAATCATATTTCATATTAAGCCACCTCCATTGCATAGCATTCATTCATACGTTCAAACGACGGCAGCACAATTTCAGATACCGTTGTTTTTGTATTTACCGGATCATCTGTAATTGTTACGGAAACTGCTACACCTGTGTTAACTATAGATACATCTGCATCAGATTTAGCAGTAAGCGTTCTTTCCTCTGGTGTTGTGCCATACCATGTAGTTCCTATTGCGCCATTTGGAAGCATCATAACGATATTATCAGGATAGAACTTTTTAGCAGTTCCGCTTTCGTTTTTAAACTGCTTATTGTAAATAATAATAGTAACGCTTAATTCTTCCTCTACATACTGCTTAACTTTTGCAGATGTGTAATTGACATTTGCAGTAGTATTCTGGGCAAGAATGCCGGAACGTACTTTTGCACTGTTCTTGATCATGTTGAATGTAGCTTTTGACATAAGCAGAATTTCCGGACGGTTTCCGCTTGCGGCTTCCTGTGCATCAAGTGCGGTTTCAATATCGAAAAGAGGATCGCATGTAGCTGATGTGCTCCACTTGTCTGCATCTGTAGTAATTTTAGCATAATGCTCCGCCTTCCAGCTACCGTCTGGGTCGTAATTGTATGTATAATCAACGTTGTTCGCCTTGATTTCAATACCCACGCTCCCGTTTAGCGGTGCAAGCAGCTGCATTATCATTCTTTCGGGTACTACATTCGCACCATCGACCAATGTTTTAGTGTCATTAAAAATGTTATCAAGTACTTGTGCAGCATAAGGGTCTTTAGAATCCTGTACACGCATAATTTCCTGTTCATCTTTTTCCTTAACAAGCATAGACTCACGGAAAAACGGCATTTCTGTTTCACTCATTGAAATACCTACACGATCGCGAAATGTAGATTTTGCATCAAATGTTGATGGCATCAAAGATACAGCAAGACCATTGTGCCCTTTAATCCATTTTAGGTCTAAACCCGCTTTTTTCTGTGATGGAAAAAACCCTGTGCCTAGATACGGAATAGCATTGCTTGCCGCATTTGTATAATTAAGCGCAATAGCTTCAGCTGTAAATACGTCTGATAATTTCATGTTTGTTACCTCCTGTTACATAAAAGTAATCTGCTTTAGTACTGATTTTGCACCGATGGTCGGCGTGTTACCAGTTGTATCTTCGGACGGCTTTTCAGGTAATTTATCAGCCCTAATAAAACCGTGAATCACAACCGTCCCATTAGGATCGTCTGTCTTTTTAACATCGTGCAGTAACACCCCGATTGCCGTATCATCATTGGCAGGTATGATAGTACCGGCTTTAATGATTCCATCACTTCCTGCTGTTAATTTTGAACAATCATAAGGTATAGCCACATAATGATCGTTATAAAGAATTTCTTTTGTGTTTGTGATATTGGTATTTGTAAATTTCATTATTACTTACCTCCTCCGTAATACTTCAAAATTTCATTTGACTGCTTTTGCTTTTCTGCCCTTGCTTTACCCAGACTTTCAGCAACGGAATTACTTTTATTTCCGTTTTCTGCGTTACCGTTCAAATTACCGCCGTTTGGATTTCTGCCGTTGTCTTTAAACGTCTTATTAACTTTGTCCTCAACAAATCTTTTTACCAGATTGCCAAATGCTTTTACCCTGTTATTAATTGATTCTTCATCATCGGCAATAACAAAATCGACAAGCTCAAGTGCCTTGTCGCTACCGTCATCAAGTCCTGCCGCTTTAATTGATTTAATAGCCAACAGACGGTTTTCTTTGTCCTTAAGCGCTTTTTCACGTTCCGCAAGAGTCTTTTCCTTTTCGGACATTTCAAGCTGTTTAAGTTCCTCAGCTGTCATTTTTTCCTTTTTGAGATTGTCAAGCTCTTTTTGTAATGCGGCATTTTTCTTGCTAATTTCAGCAGTAAGTTTATCTGCTCTGGCTTGCACAAGCTTGTCAAGGTCTGGCGTATTATTGCTTTGGCTGTCGGCATTATTGTCAGAACCATTATTGTCCTGATTACCGTTTATATTACCATTAGCAGTTCCAGAATTCGCACCGGATTCTCCTCCCTCTGCAAAAAATTGCATTGGAATTTTAAAAATTTCTCCCATTTTGCACCTCCATTTAAATTTCTAAGCAGTTTTACGCCTTGCTCAGGGCAGTGCGTGACCGCACGGG